ACCAAGAGATACAAAAACAGTATCGTCTGAATCATTTGTTTTTAATGGTGTTAATTATATTAAGACGAACAATGTATATGGATCTCCTGTAGTTGGATTTGGTACAACAGCAGTTGTAAGTCTCAGAAGTGAGAGAATTGGTACAACAGCTTCCAGTGCAGCCGGTATTGAAATCGGTAATGCCAAAGTATATGACTACAAATTAGAAGCATCTGCATATTCAAATGATGCTTCCAAGTATGAAGTGTATCTGTATGATGTGCAGACCTTCACCACCATCACAGTAAGTTCTAATATTACACAAACAACGCCTGCATTTATTGAAGGTGCTAGAAGTGGTGCAAGAGGATTTTTAAAATCAAATGTTTCTAATTCACAAACACTAACTTTAACTTCCACAAACGGACAGTTTATTATTGATGAACCAATTATCATTAACGGTATTGAAAATACGAGGGTTGTAACTTCTGTAAGGGAATATTCTTTTGATGATATTAAGTCAATTCACCAAACAGTAGGCATCAATACTTTTAATGCAGATTTGACTCTTCCCAATGGATATTATCTGGCTCCTCCAGGAACCAATTTCACCATTGGTACTGCTGGTATTGTAACTTGTACAGGAAACAGATTCTCTGTTGGTGTTAAGACAGGAGATATTGTCACATACAATAGAGATGGTTTCTCCGTTCCAACTTTCAATAAAGTTAATTCTATATCTGCAGATGGATCTACAATTACTCTGGTTTCTTTAGGTGCCAGTGTTTCTGGTGTTTGTGATGGTGGACTTACAACAAATCAAATTCAAACAAGTGATTTTCTGCTTCTCAAACCCAATCTTGTAAATGCAGATAAGTCTACTCTTGCAACTAGACTTCCTGTTCCTTATATTTCGAATGTAGACCTGTCTTCATCCGAAATTCAAATTAGAAAACAGTTTGTTCTCAACATATCTTCATCAAGAGGATCAGTAACTGAATCTGCAACAAATCAGTTCTTCCAACCATTTGATGAGGAAAGATATAACCTTGTATATTCCGATGGAACGGTAGAACCATTAACATCACAAAAAGTCACATTTAGTTCAGACTTCAAAGTCGTTACTTTGGTTGGATTAAGTAAGGCAACTGACACCAATGCAATCTTGATTGCAACTTTAAAGAAAATTAACGTAGCTGCACAAAACAAAACTCTTAATAGATGCACTAAGTTAGTAGTAAACAGATCCAAGTATGAGTATTCTGGTTCTACTGCAGATACGTTTAATGATGGACTGACATATAACACTGTATATGGAACTAGAGTACAAGACAGAGAAATTTGTCTTAATGTTCCTGATGGACTTCGTGTTCATGCAGTGTTTGAGTCCAGCACAACTGGAGCCCCAACTCTTCCAAATGTTACACTTGTAAACAGATCATCTGATCTTACCAATACCCTTCAAGGTGAACTCCTTATTGGTGGTACTAGTGGAGCTGCTGCAAGAGTTGTAACTTCTGCAGTATCTAATGTTGATTTTGTTTATAAAAATGAACTTAGATTTATAGTTGGAGAGACTGTAACATTCCAATCCTCTGGTATTTCTGGAGAAGTTTCTTCTGTTGTTGTTGGTGATAAGAACATTGTCACTAATTTCACTTTTGATAATGGTCAGAGAAATGAGTTTTATGACTATTGCAGAATTATTAGATCGGAAAGTAATCCAGAACCAAAGAAACAACTTGCAATTATTTTTGACAATTATACTGTTTCTGGAGATGGTGGCGATCTTGTCACAGTAAATTCATATCCAACCAGTGCATATCGACAGGATATGTCTAGTTTTAAAGGAGAGAATGTTTCACAATACATTGATATAAGACCTAGAGTTAAAGGTTATAACCTTTCGGTGGATACCGATTCTCCTTTTGAGTATGATTTTAGAGACTTTAGCTCATCATCAAGTTTCGTTCCAAACATTCTTGTTGGTGATGAGAGTTTGACCATTGGTTATTCTCACTACATGGCTAGGATTGATAAAATCTTTATGTCCAAAGATGGATTCTTTGAACTTAAGAAAGGAGTTTCTGCTGTCAATCCAGTTGCTCCAGAAAGTCCTGCAGGTGCATTTACGGTTGCAACAATCTTTAATAGACCATACCTGAATAATGCAAAACAAGAAAGTACTGTAGTACTTAGCACACACAAAAGATATACAATGTTCGACATTTCTAGACTTGAGTCTAGACTTAAGAATGTTGAGTTCTACACGCAGTTGTCACTTTTAGAAACAGATACTGCTAACTTAAGTGTTAAAGATCCTGTAACTGGATTGGATAGGTTTAAATCTGGTTTCTTTGTAGATAATTTTAGAAGTCATGCTTCGCATAATATTTCACATCCAAACTTTAGATCATCAATTGATGCGGCTACTGGTCAACTTAGACCAATGCACTATACTCATGCTATAGATCTCCTTCTTGGATCCGAACAAGTTATTGGTATTGGAACAACATCAAATCCAAATGCAGATCTTACACAGGTATCTGATCTCCAGTCTAATAACCTGAGAAGGACTGGCGATGTAGTTACTTTGGATTACACCGAATCTGTTTTTGTCAAACAAAATTTTGCAACCAGAACAGAAAATGTAAACCCATTTGCTGTTATTAATTGGGTCGGTGTTGCACAACTCAATCCTTCAAGTGATGTTTGGTTTGATGAGCATCAACTTCAAGTTAATAATGTTGTCATAGAGGGTAGTTATCAACAGTTTATGGACGCTTATGCTGTTGATCCAAATACAGGATTTGCTCCAATTGATTGGGATGCATGGGAAACAGAATGGACTTCTGTCGATACAAGCACAACAGAAGTTGATAGACAAATTAAAGGCGCTAAAGTTGAGTATGGTGCGTGGGCTAAAGGATATACAGAAGGTGCAATGCAACTTCCTACGGAAAGTGCAGGTGCAGTCTCTAGAACTAGAGACGTTGAAATGATGTTCGCCGTTGAGGTTACCAATGAAGAAACCATAGTTGTTGATCAAGGTCTTACAAGATCTGGTGTTCAAATTCAAGTTAATGAAACTATTGATTCACAGTCTCTTGGAACTAAAGTAATAAGTCAGGAAGTTATTCCTTACATGAGATCCAGAAACATTGAATTTGTTTCTAACAGAATTAAACCTAGAACTCGTTTCTACGTCTTTTTCGATGATCAAGATGTAACAAAATATGTAACTCCAAAACTCCTTGAGATTTCTATGTCCCAAGGCGTATTCCAAGTTGGTGAAACTGTTGTTGGAACTATTTCAAATGCAGATCAATCTGGTGAATTACCAAAGATTACATTTAGAGTTGCACAACTAAATCACAAGTACGGTGCATATGATTCTCCAAGTATTGTTTATGATGTAAATCCATACTCAGATTCTGTTGGATTTGGATCCGTTTATTCTGCAACCAGTTCTGTACTGAATATCGACACTGCTTCACTTCAGGCCGAAGTTCTTGGCACATTTAATGGGTATGCAGCCAAAAACATGAGATTGATTGGTCAAACAAGTGGTGCAGAAGCTACAGTTTCTGATTTGAGACTTATCAGTGATGAAAAAGGATCCTTAATTGGTAGTTTCTTTATTGCGGACTCAACATTATCTCAAACAGCACCTCAATTTACAACTGGAACCAAGACCTTCAGACTTACAAGTAGTCCAGTTAATTCACTTAGTCCCGTAGATAATCCTTCCACCGCAGAAGTTTCCTTCTACGCTGAAGGTATTCTTACGACCACACAAGAAGATGTGGTTGGAGTTAGAAACGCTGATGTACAAAGAGAGACCGTATCAGATAGTACTGTAACTAGTGGAACGATTACCAGAACGGTTCAAACTACATCTTTCGAAGAACGAACGATTTCTCAAAACCAGTGGTATGATCCACTTGCAGAATCCTTCGAAGTCGTTGATGAAAACGGCGTATTTGTTTCGTCATGTGACATCTTCTTCCAGACAAAGGATAGTTCAATTCCAGTAACACTTCAGATCAGGACAATGCAAACTGGTCTGCCCACCAACACAATTTTACCATTTGGTGAAGTAATTTACGAACCATCCCAAATTAATGTTTCTGAAGATGGATCTGTAGCTACAAAGTTTGTTTTCCCATCACCCGTTTATTTGGAAGGAAAGAAAGAATACGCTTTGGTTCTTCTTTCTGCTTCCAATAATTACAGAGTTTATATTTCTAGAATGGGTGAGGAAGACATTAGTTCACTCAATCTTCCAGAAAGTGAAAGAATCATCGTTTCTCAACAACCCTATATGGGTTCACTGTTCAAGTCACAGAATGGTTCTACTTGGGATCCAAGTCAACTTGAAGACCTTAAGTTCACACTTAATAAGTGTAAGTTCGTTCCAGGTCCAGGAACTCTGAAACTGTACAACCCAGAACTGGGTGTTGGTAATGTTGAGTTTCCACAACTGAGACCAGATCCACTTGAATTCTTCTCACATGAAATCAAGGTTGGATTTGGAAGCACTGTTGCGACAAGAGACTTTAGCACTGGTTCTAGATTTACTCAGGTTGGCAATACTAGTGCAGAAGGTCATTTGGTCAAGTCTCTTGGTGCAATTAAGATTAATACTTCCGCAACTGAAGCCGGTGGAATTACAACAAACAGAGTTGGAACTGGTCTAACACCTTCAGCATCTAACTTTACATATACTGGTATTGCACTCACCAGTATTACTGGTAATGGATCTGGTGCCATTGCAAATATTCAAGTTGTCAGTGGTTCAATCGGTGTTGTAACAGTAACCAGTGGTGGTTTTGGATATTCGGTTGGTGATATTCTTGGTTGTGATCTTGGAGAAACTGGTTCAAATACAAGATTTAATGTTGGTATCATTTCAGCAACTAACAGTATTATTCTTGACAGAGTTCAAGGTGAATTTACCACTTCAAGTGAACTGATGACCATCAACGCAGTTGGTGTTGCATCAACTTTGCCAGGTTCTCAACCATCTACAATTACTAACACCGAAACATATAAGGATGGACTGCATATCAAGGTTAACCATAGAAACCATGGTATGCACGCCAGAAATAACAGAGTTACTATCTCTGGTGTAACTGGTGTAACCACATCAACTACGGTTTCTGCTCAGTATTCAAATACATCAACAACAGATCTTAGTGTTGGATCTGTTGCAGTATTCTCTAGTTTTGAAAACGTAGGAGTTTCTACTACCAATCCAGGTTATGTCAAAATTAATGATGAAATCATTTCCTACACTGGAACAAATGCAGCCGCAACTCCACAACGGCTGACTGGTATTACAAGAGGTATTGACAACACCGTTGCACAAACACACCTTGTTGGTGATGTTGTTAGAAAATATGAATCATCTGGTGTTTCTCTCAGAAGAATTAACACAACTCATTCTTTTGCCAACGTAAATAATTCGAATGAACTCACTCTTGATACTTATTTCATCAAACTTGATACAACTTCTTCTGGAATTGGTACGGCTAGAGACGGAACCAACAGTTTCAGAAAACTGAAAATCAGTGAAACAGAAATCTCTGGTGGTTCAAAAGTAAACGCCACACAAAACATTCAGTTTGAAGCCTTAACTCCTGTGGTGGAATTCTTGGCACCAAGAGATACTTCTCTTGGAGGAAGAATTAGAACTGTTTCGGGAACCAGTGCAAGTGGATCTGAGATTTCATTCCAAGATCAAGGATTTGAAGATGTGTCTATCAATGGCACTAACTATCTCAATAGTCCAAGAATTATTGCATCTAAGATTAATGAACAGAATCAGTTGACTTCATTGCCTGGTAATAAGTCTTTCACAATGGAATTGGTAATGGGTACACAGGACCAGAATGTTTCTCCTATGATTGATACGGATAGATTATCCGTTATTACTACCACAAACAGATTGGATCAAAGAATTACAAATTATCCCGATGATCCAAGGGTAAATGAAAGATATAATGATCCAAACTCAGCGGTCTATATTACAAAGACAGTCAATCTTGAAAATCCAGCAACGTTCTTACAAGTTCAGTTTGCAGCCGTTAGACCAGTATCCAGTGATATTAGAGTTCTCTACAGACTTATTAGATCGGATACTCTTTCACAAGAGTCTCTGTTTGAACTCTTCCCTGGTTATGACAATATGATTGATACTACTGGTGATGGATATGGAGATCAGGTAGTCGATCCAAAATTGAATAATGGTAAACCTGATAGATTTGTTTCTGCATCCAATGGTCCAGATAATTTCCTTGATTACCAGTTCAGTGCATCAAATCTCCCAGAGTTTGTTGGATTTGAAATTAAAGTCATTATGACTGGTACAAATCAAGCTTATGTGCCTAAGATTAGAGACTTTAGAGCAATCGCGTTTGCATAATGGAATATAGAAAAGTTGAAGGTCATTCTGATCTTGTGAGAGATTTGGGAAACGGGGCAGTTATTAATAATGATAAAATTGCCTATCAAAACTATATTTTGATGAAAAAACAAAAACTAAAGGAACAAGAGAGACTTGATAATCTTGAAAATGAGGTTGGTGAAATCAAGTCTCTTCTTCAAAAGTTGGTTGATAAACTCTAATTATAAATATACATAGACGAACTAAAATCTAAAGAATGTCCGTATATGTTGTAAATTTGGTGATTGATCAGGGTGTGGATTTTAGCCAAAACTTCAATTTGCAGAGCACGGTAACGGGCTCTGCTTTAGTCTTGACAGACTACACTGGGGCAGCTCAACTTCGCAAACATGCGGGTAGTAGTTCATTTTATAGTTTTACTGTTTCATTCCCAGATCGAGTTAATGGTCAAGTGAGAATTGCATTAACAGATACTATTACCAGGAGAATTAAACCTGGAAGGTATATCTATGATATTGTTTTAACTGATGCTAATGGTTTGAAAGAAAGAGTAGTTGAGGGTTCTGTCTTAGTGAGAGAAGGAGCGACCAAGGAGTAAAGAATGCCTGACATCACAGTTCGTGTTGGACAACAGAATGCCGTAAAAGTTACATCTACTTCCACTGGAGGTAGCTCTGGAACATTGGCATCTTTAACCGACACGGATACTAGTGCAGCTGAAAATGGATCCGTCTTAGTTTATGACGCTAACACTAATCAGTGGGTAGCTACAAACACTCTAACACCAGGCAACACAAGAAATTTAGATGTTAATGGAGGAACCTTCTAATGGCCAGTAAGATTAGGATTTTTAGATCTACTGGTGCGACTGCTCCTGGTTCTCTGGAATATGGCGAACTTGCCGTTACTATTGAACAAGGCACCGCCGGTACTTCAGCTAATAAAGCTGGGCGACTTTTTATTGGTAACGCATCTGGTAATCCAGTTGAGATTGGTGGAGAATACACCTATAAACTCATGGATCACCCCCATGGGGAACTAACCAACTCCTCTGTTGCCATTGTTGATAGTGGTGGACAAATTAATGGATGGAGTGTTGCTGGCATCCTTACTGCTACCAGAACAGACATTACTGATTTAGTAACGACAAATTTAAATGTCACTGGAGTATCTACGTTTGAAGGTGGATTTTTCTTAAATGGTGATGTTACTGTTGGTAATAGTCACCTTGATACTCTCACTGTAAATTCAAGAACTGGATTTAACACAGATGTAACTCTCAACACAGCGTTGTTGGTTTCAGGCATCTCTACGTTCACGGGCATAGTGGATGTGAATGGTGGTGCCAACATTTCTGGTGGTTCTGGATTAATAATTAGTGCTGATGGCATTAATGTATCTGGGGCTTCGACATTTAGTAATAATGTTTTCTTTACAAACAATATTGATGTAGATGGCCAAGGAATCTTTGATGACATTCTAGTATCTGCAGCATCGACTTTCACTGGTGCTGTTGATATGAATGGTGGTCTTGACGTTTCTGGTGGAGAGACAGTTCTTTCATCAGCTACTATAAGCGACCTTACTGATAATCGTGTTGTTATTGTTGGTACTTCTGGCGCTTTAGAAGATAGTGGTAATTTAACATTTGATGGTACTACTCTAGCAGTAACTGGTAATCAAACTATCAGTGGAACCATTGACGTAGATGGACAAGGTATTTTTGATGATATTGTAGTATCTGCAGCGTCTACTTTTATCGGTCTTGTTGATATTGACAACAATGTAACCATTTCTGGGACGATTGATGTAGATGGTCAGGGCATCTTTGATGACATTGTAGTATCTGCTTCTTCCACATTCAGTGGTCCAATTGACGCTAACGCTGGACTGGATGTATCTGGTGGAGAAGCAGTACTTTCATCTGCAACAGTTAGTGATCTCACAAATAATCGTATTGTTGTTGTTGGTACTTCTGGTGCTCTTGAAGATGATGTAAATCTTACATATGATGGAACAGATCTTTCTACAAACTCCCTTAAAGTTGTAGACTTAACCAGTGGTAGAGTTCTTATTGCAGGAACGGGTGGTTCCGTCGAAGATGATGCAGATCTTACATTTAGTGGCAGAACATTAACAACTACAGATTTAAGTGTTACTAATGACGCTAGAGTTGGTGGTGCGTTAACAGTTTATGGCAACTTGACTGTTGAGGGAACTGAGACCATCATTAATGTAGAACGTTTAGATGTTCAAGATAAGACAGTTGGTGTTGCTTCCACATCCACTGCAAACAATACAACTGCTGATGGTGGTGGTTTCTTTGTTCACGGTGGTGGTGATGGTAATAAAGAAATTTTCTGGTACAACACTAGTGGTTCTTTTGAAGTAAATCAGTCTTGGTTACCACGCACGGATGATACTTATGATTTAGGATCGTCCACTAAACAGTGGAGAGATCTTTATATTAACGGAACAGCAGATGTTGATAGTTTAAATGTAAGTGGTGTAGGAACTATTGGTACTGCAAATATTGATGGTGGTAATATTGATGGCACTGTTATTGGTGCTGCATCTTCTGCAGCTGCTACATTTACAACTTTAAATGTAAATACAATTACTAGTGGGGGAACATCAACTTTAGCTACTGTTGATATTAATGCTGGTAATATTGATGGTACTACTATCGGTGCTGCATCTTCTGCTGTCGGTACATTTACAAATCTAAATTATACTACACTGACTGGTGGTAATATCGTTGCTACTGGTAGTCGCATCGATGCGGGTGATGTTACTTTCACAAATCTTAGAGTAACTGGTGTTTCTACTGTTGCATCATTGTTCCTTTCCACAGGAACAAACACTAACGGTGTTGCATACTTTGATGCATCTGGTCAAGTAACTTCAACCGCAACTCCAAGTGCAGGTATTCAAACTTCTAACTTTATTTTGACAACGAACGCTTCTGGCGTTCCTTCATGGACAGACACAATCGATGGTGGACAATTCTAATATTGATGCGAATGTTGTTATCGAACTCGCACTTAACAAAGTAATTGAATTACAGAAACAAGTAATCTTGGCGGAGGCTAAATTTATTGGTCTTCGTCAAGAATATGATAAATTAAAGATTGAATATGAGGTTTTGAAAAATAAAACCGAAGGGTGGAATGAATCCACTACTACCAGAAAAACTACCACTAAATAGTAAAAAGCTAGTATTATATTCATGGCGAAACCTAGCACTAGACAAGAACTTATTGACTATTGCCTAAGACAGTTGGGTGAGCCTGTTTTGGAAATCAATGTCGATGATGATCAAATCGATGATCTTGTCGATGATGCCATCCAATATTTTCAAGAGAGACATTTTGATGGTGTTGAGAAAATGTATCTCAAACATCAAATCTCTCAATCTGATATTGATGCAGCTAGAAGTAATGTTATTGCATCTACTGGTATTAAATCGGATACTTTTAATCCAGAAGCCTCTGGTATTTTAAATATTAATGCAAGTAATATTACTATTCCCAATCATGGTCTTGTAACTGGCACTCCAGTTTACTATACTTTTGGTTTGGGTTCTACATCAATCGGTATTGCAACAACATCTTTGGTAGGTGTTGGCACTACTAGTTTTCTTGGTATTTCTACGGACAGTGTGCAACTTAACGCAATCGTAGATAATCGAAATCAAATTAGATTAGCTAGAAATGCTGCAGATGCATCTGCAGGAGTTGCAATTACCTTTACAGGAAGTACTGGTATTGGATCAACTCATTTTCTTGCAACAAAAACGGAATTTACGGAAGCAAGAAATTATATTGAAATCCCAGATCATGTAATTGGTATTAATGGTATATTTAGATTTGATGATAATACCATCACTCAAAACATGTTCAGTATTTCTTACCAGATTTTCTTGAACGATGTTTACAACTTTAGTTCTATTGAGTTGTTGACATATTCAATGACTAAAGAATACTTGGAAACAATTCAATTTTTGGTAAGTCCAGATAAAAAGATTAGATATAATAAGAGAGGAAATAGGTTATATCTAGATCTTGATTGGCAAGGTGTTGCTGCAAATGAGTACATTGTTATCGATTGTTTCCGTGTCTTAGACCCATCGGAGAATGAAAAAATTTATAATGATAGTTTCTTAAAGAAATATCTTACAGCTTTAATCAAGAAACAGTGGGGAGCTAATATGAGTAAGTTCCAGGGGGTAAAACTTCCTGGTGGTGTTGAACTAAATGGTCGTCAAATCTATGAAGATGCACTTAGAGAACTGGCAGAAATTCAACAGAGAATGACATTTGATTATGAACTTCCCCCAATGGATATGATTGGATAATGGCTCTTAATCCTTTCTTTCAACAAGGTTCCGCATCGGAACAAAGATTAATTCAAGATCTCATCAACGAACAGTTGAGAATGTTTGGGGTTGAGATTTATTACATGCCCAGAGAATATTTGGGCACCAAAACTATCATAAAGGAAAACGTCTTAGCAAGATTTACAGATAATTTTATTATTGAGGCCTATGTTCAAAATTATGAGGGTTTTCAGGGTTCTGGGGACTTGATGACCAAGTTTGGCATCAGAACAACAGATGAATTAACACTTGTAATTTCTCAAGAAAGATTTGAGGATTTCATTACTGGATTTCAAATTGCCGATACTAATAGTGTGACTGGAGTTAAAAATTATGGATTACCTAGACCGAAAGAGGGTGATTTAATATACTTCCCACTATCCGATAGTTTATTCGAAATCAAATTTGTAGAACATGAAAACCCATTCTATCAACTTGGTAAGTTATTCATGTATGAACTCAAGTGTGAGTTATTTGAATATGAGGATGAAGTTATCGATACAACTATTGAAGAAATAGATGATAACGTTGAGGATTTGGGATATATCGCAACTCTTACTTTGGCGGGTATTGGTGTAACCGCAGTTGCATCTACAGGAATTTACACAGGTGCAGTCAACCAAATTATCCTTATTAATGATGGATATGGATATAGTAGTCCACCTACTGTTGCAATTTCAACTTCTCCTGATGGTGCAGTTGAAGCTAACGCAACAGCAGTCGCTATTACAACAAGTAACTCTGGTGCAGGATCTACTACCTATTCTATTAAACAAGTTTTGATTACCAATCCTGGTTATGGCTATACACAACCTCCAACAATCACTTTCAGTGGTGCTGGCGGGTCTGGGGCACAGGCTAGGGCTGGTATTGGATCGATGGGTGTTGTATACATTAGAGGTGATGCTGTTGGATTCTTGACTGGTGGTTCTCAATACACCACTGCACCAGTTGTCTCTATCTCAACTTCACCAGCTGGTCTCTCTACTGCAAATGCTACTGCTGTTGCTGTTGTAAGTGCTGCAGGAACCATTTCTGGACTTAGATTTAGTAATGCTGGATTTGGATACACCGTGGCACCAACAATTACAATCGCAGCTCCATCCGCTTCTGGTTCTGGTGTTGGTACTGGTAACTTTGTACTCAATGAAGTTATTACTGGAGAGAGTTCACTTTCTACTGCTCGTGTTAAGTCTTGGGATAGTAAAAATAGAATTCTCAAGATTTCCAATCTTTCTGGAAACTTTGCTCTTGGAGAAATTATCGTTGGTAGTGCAACGACAGTAAGTCACCCTGGTATTGGTACAACAGGAAGATATTCTGTTAAGGTTATTCAATATGACGATCTATATGATGATTATGCAGAAAATATTCCCATTGAGAACGCTGCTGATGGTGGTATTGTTGACTTCAGTGAGACAAATCCTTTTGGTAATTTCTAAATAGGTAAAAAACAATGTTAGGATCATATTTTTACCACGAAATTTTGAGAAAAACCGTAATTGGTTTTGGCACATTATTCAATGATATTGAAGTACGTCACTCTGATGATAATAATAGTGTTCAAAGTACAATGAAAGTGCCTTTGGCTTATGGGCCAATGCAAAAGTTTTTGGCTAAAATTGAACAACAACCATCATTAAAAGGAAGACCTGCGATCACTTTGCCACGTATGTCGTTTGAAATGACAGGCATTTCTTATGATTCATCCAGAAAGGCTTCTATAACACAGACCTTTAAAACTTGTGGAACTGGTGCATCATCAAACTTGAAAAAAGTTTATATGCCAGTTCCCTATAATATTTCTTTCCAACTTAGTATCGCAACAAAGTTAAATGATGATATGTTGCAGATTCTGGAACAAATTCTTCCATATTTTCAACCTGGTTTAAATATTACTATTAATCTCGTCTCTTCCATTGGTGAAAAAAGAGATGTTCCAATTATTCTTGAGAACATTAATATGACCGATGATTATGAGGGAAGTTTTGATAATCGTCGTGCGATGATTTCCACATTAACATTTACTGCAAAAACCTACCTCTTTGGTAAAATTGCCGATAATTCGGATGGTCTTATTAAGAGAGTTCAGGTTGATTATTTTGATGATTCTAATAGAGTTTCTGCAAAAAGAGTACAAAGATATGCTGCAACTCCAAGAGCAATTAAAGATTATAATGACGATAACACAACGGCTATTAACGCAGATTTTACTGCAGAACAAACTCAAATGTCAGTGAACGATGCATCAGGATTTAGCGTTGACGATTACATTGTTATTGATAGCGAGAATATGCAGATCCGTTCCATCAGCGGAAATAATGTCACCGTTTACAGAGGAGTTGATGGAACTACCGTATCTGATCATACTGCTGGATCTCTTATAGATATTATTAGTGGATCTAGAGATGCATCCTTACCACTTACAGGCGACGATGCTCTTATTGTGTCTGGCGATGATTTTGGATTTAATGAGTTGATATCTTTCTATCAGGATTATAAGACTTATTCCCCATCACAAGGAACTGATGTTTAATAGTGAGGAACAGAAATGGCGTTTGATGATATCGGGAAAGCACTTGACATTCTTAAAGATGATGGATGCAGTGAGATTGCCCCTATTAGCGGCGATGTTTCACTCCCAAAATCAAGAGAAGAAAAACCAGACCTAAGAAGAGATTACGAATACACAAGAGGTCAGTTGTATTCGTTGATCGAAAAAGGTCAGGAGGCCATTGATGGGATAATGGAAATTTCCCAAGAACAAGGATCTGCAAGGGCTTATGAAGTCACTGGTCAGTTGATCAAGAGTGTAGCGGACGCAACTGACAAGTTGTTGGATCTCCAAAAGAAGATGAGAGATATTGAAGATCCTAAGGAGAAAGGTCCAAGTAATGTGACAAACGCACTTTTTGTTGGATCAACAGCCGAACTCCAAAAGTTATTGAAGAAAGGAAAGTTGGATGATTAGAATGAATGGAAATTCCAGAGATACAAGTTCAAGAAGTTGAGGTTCCAGTTGTTCGTAGATTAGAACCACCTGTTGTCTTGATACCATCAATAAGAACTCTACAGAAACCTGTAGTTCAAGTTCCTACTGCTGAACTTCCTTATTATGAACCAATTGATGTTCCAACAACGGAACAATGGAAACAGATGGTTGAGGGTCAACGACAGAACGAAGAAAAGAAAGAAGAAACTGAGGAGAAGTCTAGACAACTTCCTCCTCCTACTACCCCTCAACTACCACCAGCAGTTCAAACCCCTAGCACTCAGGAGGTAGTTCCACCACCATCAACAACAAATTTAGGAGTGCCTGTAATTGAAGTACCCTTCATCGGAGAAGTCCCAGTTCCCCCTAAAGAACAAGTTATTCTTGCTGGGACTACTGCTACTGCTTCCGTTGCTGCGGCTATTGTTGGCAAGTCAATGGTGGAATGGATGGTAAAGAAAATGAAACCTATTATTCAACAGGTGTACGTTCAGGCAAAGAAACGGCTCCACCAAGACCTGACGCCTTATGAGTTACAGGTTGACTTCGCTGCCCAGTTGGATTTGAAGAAGAAGATCGTAAAGACTTTCCAGAAGGAATTGAAGATACAGAAGAAGGAACAGTACCTCCACTGGGAACAACAACAACGTCTGCACAAATCTTTGCATACGGAGACTGAGGATGAAAATGAATTCCTGCCTTCATGGCTTCCCCGCATTTCAAGAGGCGGACGAGTTCGAAATCGAGACGTGCCTTATCAGTCTCCGCCTTCTGTCGATTAGTCCATACTTCTGCTGATGACTTACAACGTTCCTGCAATCCCCCGTCTAAGGGGATTGAGATTGTGCCAGAAATACCAAAGTTTTTTGCCCAGTTATTCTTTTGACCAGTTCTCTCTGGAGGCGTTGTTGGATCATTATCAATATCAGCATAATCTTCAAAAGGAGTTTGACCACTATTAGTGGTTGTGAGAAATGGTGTTAGATTAAATGTTGGGCCTTGACAACTTACGCCACCACCGTAAGAATTGGTAACGTAGGGTCCTTGCAACACTTGCACTGCTTGATTGGTTACACTTCCTGTTGAAGTTGCCTGTGGATTGGCAACCGCAGTGATTGGAGTATCCCCTTCCGCATGTACAGGGGTCACAAAGGCACCTAGGACAAGGATGGATGCTATTGTGCGAAGACATTTTATTGGGTGAACACGGAGGTTGTATCTGTCACCGACATTATGGTAGTTGTGCGATTGACAGTTGTATCCATAATCATTCCTGGCCCAGAATAACTCTCCGAGAACTGGAATGCCGCACCATTTTCCATAATCGCATAGGGTGTTCCTACTTGTGGTGTTGAGGGAACATCGATATTTGTTCCTGTGACTGTGTAACTCCATCCTGTTTGATAATCAATTTGACGAATGGTTTCATTTATCGTTGTTGTTGACTCCGTATGGGAGGTCATCGTACCACTAGTAAAGTTGGGTGTGACTGGTACTGCCATCGCGGGAGTTATAAGTCCCGCAGATACGATCAAAACGGGAGTTATAAATTTCACTTAAATACGCTCAACTCAACGCTTCTTTGAGCAACTGCCTGAGTTCCAGCACCACCAGCAGTGACGGTAGGAACACCAGTAGCAGAAAGAGAACCAGCAAGGGAACCAGCAACACCACCAGAAGAAGTAGTTACACTTCCAAATGAAGGAAGAGAACTCACAACACCAGAGGTTACAGTTGTTCCATTGGAAACAGCATCACCAACGGTAAAGGATTCAGAAAAACTGAATGCCTGACCCGCAGTATTTACATCATAAGAACCCTGAATTTGGGTAGCTGCTGCAGTGGCACTTGCAGGAGCAGTAAGACCACCCAAAGTTGTAACATCAATATTACTTCCACTTACCGAATATGAAGAACCGATTCTGGTTGCAGCAGACGCAGCACCATCAACAGTTAGTTGCACCGAATCAACAATCTTATGGGTGATTTCCCCTGCAAAGACTGGTGTAGTTAAGAATAACGAAAAGGCTAAAATTAGTCTTTTCATTTTTATAGAGTATGGGACTGATGTATTTAGTTTTACCAAGTTCTAAATAATAAAAAGAGTTCTTGTCGGTAATGTCTTGGTCTGGTAAATACAAGAGATCAATTGATTGTGATAACCCCAAAGGTTTCTCACAAAGAGCTCATTGTCAGGCTCGAAATAAAAGAAGAGCTGGTGAAGAGACCAAATCAAAGTCTCCTTTTAATGAAGATGTGAAGGATGTGAAGTTCACAAAGTTCTCACATAAAACCAAACATCTAAAAGGTATTCAACATCAGTTGGATCCCAACGTTGATACAAAACAACTTGTTCATCATGCAACCATGCAATACGTGGATCTTGATGCAGATGGAGATGTGGATGTTTTTGATAAGAAAACACCAGATGAAAATCCACAGGCAAACTTTGATAAAGTTTCCAAACAGTTGATGAAAAAACAAAAAGGTGAATTGAAACACACCAGACGTGGAGTTGCCTTTGAAGGTAATCTTCATCAATGGTTTAAGGGTTCCAAATCAAAAGACGGAAAACCTGGTTGGGTTAACGTCGTTACTGGTGGAACATGTGCAAGTGATGAACCTGGTGAGGGTGTTCCTAAGTGCGTCTCTTCAGAGAAGAGAGCTAGTATGACAAAGGCAGAAAGACTTTCTGCTTCAAGAAGGAAGAAGAAGGCTGACAAGGGGCAACAACAGAAGAGTGGCGCCGCAAAACCCACTTACGTTTCAACTGACAAACCCAAGAAGAAAATGAACGAAGCAAAAGATCACGAATACTCAATGGCACGATCTGAGTTATCTACAATCATGAGTGCCGCAAGAAGACTTAAGTCTAAAATGGGTAAAGGTGAAGGTAATATTGAAGCTTGGGTTCAGTCAAAGATCACAAAAGCCGCAGACTATCTGGACAGTGCAGCGGACTATGTAGATAGTGGTGAGATGAATAAAGAGGGAGTTGCCTGTCCCGTTTGTGGGCATGATCCATGTCAATGTTTAGAAGGAAGTATTAACGAAGCTAAAGATAAGAAAGGTGAGGGCAGTGGATCAAAGGATGCCTGTTACAACAAGGTTAAGTCACGTTATGATGTTTGGCCTTCTGCATATGCATCAGGTGCTCTGGTGAAGTGTCGTAAGGTTGGTGCTGCCAACTGGGGTAATAAGAAAGAAGGATTTGAGTTTGAGTTCAATCAGGACTACCATAAGAGCCTGGTTGAAAAGTGTTGGGCTGGTTATGCCCAGAAAGGCATGAAGAAAAAGGGCGACAAGATGGTCCCCAACTGTGTTCCTGAACAGGTTGATGCTTCTAAGTATGGCAAAACTCCAGATCAACTGTTGCAAGATATTGTAGATAAAAAGAAACTTGGTGGTCAGGTTGTTAAGAGTGGCCTCAAGAATGCCAAAGAAGAAGTAGAAATCCAAGAGAAGGTAGAAAGATATAACGAACTTGGTCAAACTGTTGCAGTTACCCTAAGATTTAGGGGTAAGATCTTCTATCTCCAACTGTTCTTCCCAACTGTCAAGTTCCCCAATCGTAAGGAAGTTGAAACTCAGGTTCAAAAGATCTATCCAGATGCAGTTGTTATGATGGCAGTTCCTGCAACTGTTGATCCAACCAAACCAACGATTAGAGTTGCTGAAGGTAAAGAGTTTAGAGTTGGTGATACAATTCCAGCCTCTGCAACAAAACCAAAACCAAAACCTACAGGAGCCTCAAAATACAAGTTTAGTGTTGACAAAACTGGTCTCAAGGGACCAGAAAAACCTCTTAAAACCGAAGAAGTTCTCCAAGAGAAACCTGGTGATGGTTATCTTGGACCAACACCTATTCCCAACCCGATTAGGATGGCACAGGACGCAGTTGATTCCACTAATAGAGCCAACCAAAGAAAGGTCAATAGGGTAAATGACATTCTTGGACATAACGCGGCTTCAATGCCAAAACACAAGTATTTCAATAAGGATACAAGTCCTGCATACAAGAGATACTTTGGTGGTGGAGTACAGGAAGAAGTTCTTCCAGATGGTCCTGCCGCAGATAAGAGAAACCCACAGAAGCCCAAGAGAAAAACTCAGGGTGGTGATGTTAGAGCTGGTTTGAAGGAGGCATCTCCTATTGGATATAATAAAGGAAATAAGGATGAGATCAATAGAAGTGGTCCAGCTGAAGTTGATAAAACACGTAAAGAACTTGATGCGATTAGAAAATCCATTCCAGTTCAAAAGGCCCACTTTGAACCAGAAGGTGAAATGGTTGAAGGAGCTGCCTGGACAAAGAAGTCTGGTAAGAACCCCGAAGGTGGGCTGAATGAGAAGGGTCGTAAGTCTTATGAGAGAGAAAATCCTGGTAGTGATCTCAAAGCTCCTTCAAAGAAAGTCGGTAACAAGAGACGTGCATCATTTTGTGCAAGAATGAAAGGTATGAAGAATAAACTGACTTCTGCCAAAACTGCTAACGATCCCGATAGCAGGATCAATAAGTCCCTGAGAGCCTGGAATTGTTGATATGAAATCATTCAAACAGTTCGTAGAACAGGTAAACGTTATTAAACCATTGTCCCCATATAAGGTAATGCCTCCCTTGAAGAAAAAAGATGGTTCTTACAATCCTGCACCAAAGAGACATTTGATTGATCCCACTACAGGATTTGGTCCAGGTCAATTTCAAGCCAAAGCAAAGAGTTCTAGGTCGGTAGCATGAAATCCTTCAATAACCTCAAACAAGATATTCACGAAGCAGTACCTGCACTTTTAGCTGCACCATACGCACTTCCCGCACTTACGTTTGCTGCTGGTGCAGCCGCAAATGTTCTCAAGGCAAAGAGACAGGGACAAGGTGGAAGATCTCAACCTGTTGATTATGGTCAGGGTGGAGAAACAAAACCAAGAACTCCCAACGTTCAACGTCCATCGGGGAAACTTAGTGCTGCTGAGACACAAAGAAGACAGGCTCTTGCCGATCGTAGGGCAGACGCACAAGATAGAGCTGATACAAGTGCAAGACAAGGAATTGATAGAGTATTAGGAACTGACGCGGAGAGAGCTGCGGCTAAAAAGGCAAGAGAAAATCAACCACAAATTCAAAGAGATTTGAGAAGAGCTGCACAACGCGCTCGTATGGACGCCGCTGCCAAGAGAAACAATCTTGGTGAGAGTGTAAACATCTCTGGCGACTTCAACGGAAATCTCTACATCAACTCTCAACCAGAACAACAAGTTGAAGAGAGTTATGTTGCAGATATCATCTGGGAAGGTAATCTCTATCGTCTGGAACTGAAAGGTAGAATGCCTTCGAAGGATCAGTTGGCTGAAAATCTTCAGTCTTCATATCCTGGAGCCCTGGTCCAACAGATTTACCCCGTTACCGAAAGTAACCTAGATATTAAAAGTGCGAAGAGATATCATCCCGCAAAACTAGATTGGGTTTAATTCATGGCACAGTGGAATAAGACTACCCAAGACTTTTTAAATCAAGAAAGATCTTTATTTGAAGTCTTCAATATTGCAGATCATTGGGGAAACCAGACAGACTGGAGACCTCAGTTTTCTAATAACAATAGATTAAAAACTGCGCCTTTTCAAACAGTTTTCTTTAATACATTCCAGTATGGTAAAGAAACTGATGTTTGGGATGAGAGAGTAGTTGGAGTTGGAACTGCAACTTGGAACCAATATGCAAGTAATGTGGTTATGGAGGTTGGT